CGGTATTGCTTCAAATACTTATCACTACTTACATCAGTAATTAATGTCATCTTTGAAGCAAATTCCTTTGATTGATCAACTTTAAATTGATTTGCCATTAGTGTTTAGATAACTCGGGTTTTCTCATGACCAACACGAATACGTGGATCACACCAAATCTCATATCCTGATTCAATTGCATCAAGACAGAAACTTACATCCTCTCCACACATATCCTGTACGGCACCACTCTCAAAGACTTGCATCTTAGGAGCAAACCATGGATACGTCATACCTTTATTCTCAAAGACACCCTTCTGAATTAATACCCATCCGAATCCAGTATAGTCTACAGTAAATGGCTTCTTACGCTTACTAATACCATCAACCATCTCATGATTCATCACTCCGCCATTATTACGGAAATCATCTTCCTCTAACCAATGTGCAACAGAGGTTGTCCGCCCGTCTTCCGTAGAATACCACCCTGCACTAATAGGCCGCTCAGTTCCATCAGCATCTAATGCTACATCACATAATTGCCAGAACTTCTCAGTGTTGAAAATAATATCACTATCAATCCATAACTGATAATCATACTGTAACTTTCCATCCCATGGAATTTGGTCAGGCCCTCTCAAGACATTGGCGCCGAGACACTTACATCGTGCGAAATTCACCATGCTTGAGTAATCCTGACTAATCTGAATACTCATCTGGTTTTGTACAAGATCAAAACATAACTGTACAAAGTTCTTCATGAATGCATAACTACATCCCCTTCCAGGTAGACAAAATACAATTGCCTTCCCTCTCATTCTTTCTTTGATTGCATCATAATCCCACTCAGGACCTTCTTCCTTTTTCTTTGGTGTTGATGCTTTGACTGTAAATCCCTTAGCCATGCTGTAGTGTCACTCCAGTTCAATTTTTATTATACTTCGATATTTAGTGTCTGTCAAGTTAACAACTAGTATCTGACAGATTACTGATATCCTCTCTTTCATGTAGTACTTCCACTACCTCATATGAGAGATCCTCAGCTACATAGTCAGTCTTTAATAAACCTACTATCACATTTAAACACTCCCAGTTATACTTAAACTTCTCCTTGTCTAACGAAGGCATGATACATTCATCCCTCAAATATATGTGATATAACTTTGAAATACTCATACGGTCTGCAAACCTCGGGGGGATTTTTTTATATATGGGATTTTTTTTTCTTTGCAATATATTAAGGCCGGATTGTCACCTTTGTAGGTTAGACAAGCCGCATTTTCTTTTATGGGCGATCGCTATGCGGTCATAAGGATAACATCGAAAATCTCAAAACACTGCCGCTTGTGCATACTAACTGCTCATCGCTAAGTATAACATAACAGCTGCAATTTGTCAAGTTGTTAACACTAACTGTTTTGATAGTGTTATATCTGAGGGAGGAGAGATTGTCCTCCCTATGTGTTACTTAAGAGCTCACACTATATGCGAATTAGCGGTAAAGCTCACATAGAATCAATCTGCCTTTGAATAGTTTCATTTCTATTCTCGATGACTTCTCTTAGTGGAGAATCTAGCAGGTCAATAACTAAGTTAAGACCTAAGAGAACAATAACAACAGAGAGTGCAATACGCATGAGTTGAGTGTTTTAGAAAAGATTTGTGTGAGTTTATCACCAGCAGTAGAGTTGCCAACTGACTCGCTTGGGAGTGATGAATGGGTGTCCTGTGCCCCTCACACTATAGGGGTCAATTCGAGGTGAGTAACTCTAAGGGGGTGCTATATAGGCCCCCTTATATAAGGCCTCTATATATGGCCCTTATATGATCAGAACTCCAATTCCATAAGTGTTGGCTCATTGGCGACTTGTGCTACTTGCTGTTCATTAGCGCCCTGTGAGATAGACTCAAGGATCTCAAGAATCTGTGAACCTGTGTTACCCTTACGAAGCAGGGAGATCATTACAGATTTGGTCATGATAAAGTGTTAGTGAGTGTTTGTTTGTGATGTGTAGTTTAAAGTCATTGCGGACTGTGAATCAAAGCACGGACTTGCGTCTACGCTTAATCTGTGAGGGGAGCACAGTTACTGTTACTTTGTAGTGTCCATCTGCCTTAAGTGTGTCAATGGTCTGTAGCAGTGATTGTGTGGAACTCATCGATGATTGCCGTGGTTACACTATAGGGGTCATTTGAAGGTGAGTAACTATGTGGGTCATGAACTTCGGGGGTTTCAGAGTATTTTTGGGGGAGGGGTTGACATTATCGGAAAGGCCTGATAGAATACGGCCTAAGATGACAATAAGATCTGCCATTTATAAGACTTAAAGAGATATTAGATCTGCCATTAATTAACACCTTTTCCACAGAATAACACACTTATTAACACCTTTAACCTTACTATTCCACAGCCATTGTGGAAAACAATAAAACACTCATATACATTTAAAAAGGCCTTTATTAAACGTTTTTAATGAAAATAGTCTATTTATAAGTGTTTTTTAGGTGTATTTCTTGAGTTCTTAAGTAGTAACCTGATTCTGTACTCTTCCCACTTCATCATCAATCAGTTCACCTATTTGTGTGTAGATGTCATCAGTATTCCCTACCTCAAATAGCACTTGGTCACTATCATCTTGAGAGAGATATAATTCATCATTAGATACATCTTCAAAATAGAATACATCTTCTTTAGTATAGATGAAGGAAGCACATGTAGCATTCTCTCCTTGTTGTTCAATGAGTTGATTTACTTGGTCTTTGAGTTTAGATAGTGTGTGATACATTGTGATTAGTTAGAGAAAAGGATTACAGGTAGTACGTGTTAATGGTTCACCTAATTGTTCTTTGGTTGGTATCTCATCATGAGGACGATATGCATAGATGATTGAACTTAACTGAGCTTGTAGTTTATCATCCATCTGTGTATTGCGTAGATGATAGATGTCATAATTCAAGAGAAGATATATCCGTTAGTGAACTCTTTGGTGACGTTGTTATCTCTTACGAACCATTGATAGTTCTTTTGAAAGACACCATCAGTGAATGCATTACAGAACTCATTAATAAGTGCATTGAGTCTTGACTTAGTAGTATTAGACTGCCAACCTCCATCGAAGATTGTCATATCGTTGTCAGAAACCTCGGCAATCTTGTTACCATGAAGGAAGACTGAAGCAACAACACATTTGTCACCATCATTGAAGAAATTAACAACTTTTGTGTTTCCTGATTTCCAATCAGTTTCAGACTTGATTGCTTGGATCATTTGTGATTCGATCTTTCTCATGATGTGGTGGATTGTGTTCTTACACTATAGGAGTCAATTGGAGGTGAGTAACTTTGTCAGAAACAAAATTCACGTACTTTTTGTTCAATAGAGGATGCAGGTACATCTTCAGCTACAACATAAGCTTCCATCTCTTGTTGTATCTTAAGATCGCTTAATCCTTGTTCCTCTAACATTGAATATAAGCCTTGTAAATTCTCTAAACTTACAGATGAATTTTTTAGAAATTCAACTAACTCATCTTCAGGAAATAACGTTGAAAGTATTCCATCACCTAATGATTCTGCTGCACAATCTTGTACGACATGATGAGCTTCATGTCTTAATGTATCTAAATCATTTGCAGTCCATTTCTCTTGCTTACCATGACTTACCATCTTATCTTGACAAATTACTAAAAATCCAATATGTGGATAATATATGCCATCATTCTTACCACTACAATGTAACTTGGAATTGACTGCCATAGTCACTCCAACATCTTCTAATGTTTGATATAACTTCTCATGATCCTTAAATGTATTTTGTGCGTACGCATTACTTGCTGTTAATACAAATGCAGTGACAGTTGATGTGATAACTGTAGATAGAAGATTCTTCATAATAAGATAAGATTAAACATTAAGTGTAGTTGGTACATATTCTGCAATATCTGATACGTCATCACTATCAAGATATGTTGCAGTGAATTGAATTGCGTCACGATGTGATCGAAACTCAACAGTTACATTATCATACTCAGTTGGATTGAATGTAACAGATAATGGTGCGACATTTGATTCCTCACATACTTGTGCGACTGCAGTCAATGTATAGTCAGAAAAGAAATCGTAGTTGATTTTCATAAAAGTTGAAAGTTGATTGGGTGGGATGCCGTATGGCGGTTATACTATAAGAGTCAATTCGAGGTGAGTAACTCTCTCACCACTGATTGGTTTGTATCATATAACTACGAATCTCATCATATGCAAATCTCTGAATCTTAACATCAGTTGCGGTATCTAAGACTTCATACATTCTTTGAATATATTCACTCTTTGTTGTTGGTGGTGATATGTTTTTCTTTGCGGTATATCCTAGATTAGTGTTACCATTGGTTCGAGTCTTTGGCCTTCCAAAGTTACCCGTTACATTGCCTTCTGTTCTTAACTTAGTCTTGATCTTAGATAGATTTGTCATGATCAAAGCTCCTCCATCATTTCATTCATCTCTACACTGTTGATATTAACATCATCCCACTTTACGCCATCACCTGTAGTTTCAGCACCACAGTTTAACATACAACGAACAAACTTCTCATATGGGGTATCATCTTCATTACAGAATTTGACACATGCTTTGGCCGTATTATACAGAAACTCATCATTACCCATCCATAGACTTGCGTTCCAGGTTTCATAGTTAGTCCAACCATTGTAGCTGGTGTCTTCCATTGTGGTCTGATAGGTTGATGTCATGAGTTGATTGCGTGGTTACACTATAGGAGTCATTTGGAGGTGAGTAACTTTAGAAGAGCCAGGATAACAACCCCTTTCTATCATTATCACTGTTATGCTCTCTTACAACTGTTGGCCAAGTTGCACTTGAATTTGGTATCATACCTTCGACAAGTCTCATTGCTTCATCATTATACATTGCCTCCACATTGATATGGCGAGTTCCAGCTTCTGTTGGGACAGTGTAAGGAACTCGAAAAGTGTATGTGATTTGTGCCATGATAAAAAAGAAGAATTGTGTTAGTTAGGGGTGGACTCAAGTTCAAACAAACTTCGACGCAGTTTGCGTTCTATCTGTTGATTGACACAACGGTCATATTTCTGTGGCTCGTCAAGCGGTACTTTATCACAAATAAGACTTAAACTTTCAATAAAGTCTATAATCTGTTCACTCTCTGAATATGCATGAACAGGAGATGATCCTGATAAAAGTAATACTGAAATAACTGGAATAATGTTAATAAGTTTCATATCAACCTCCGTAAACTTCTTCGGCCATGGGTGTATCAGTGTAGATACTTGGCACCTTAACTGATTCCCCAAACATTTGCTCAAAAATATCAGGCTCAAATTGTTTTTTATAGTCACGATTTAGTCGTGCAATCTCTTCTTTACATGCTTCGACTTCCATTTGTGCCTTCCACATTTTGTGGCGAAGATCATACTGCAAGTTGTTTCTTTCTGTGATTGTCATAATGTTGAACGGGTTACACTATAGGAGTCAATTAGAGGTGAGTAACTATGAAGAGGTCATATCGTCCCATACTTCTTCGCCATAACAATCACTAATCTCTTCCTTTAGATCTTCCATCTCATAACCTTTTAAGTTTTCCACAATACTATCCTCAGCGAATTCAATCAATAGTTTCATATCCATTCCCTCTACAATCATTTCAGCATAATCTCTTTTTAATTGGTCTAGTTGAGTGATAGTCATGTTCATTTGATTGATTTGCAAGTGGAATAATTTAGAGGTAAGTGACTTTATCACCCAACAGAAACAAGTTCTTCAAACCTATCAAGAGTTGCATATCTTACGACTCCATTCTCATCTGTGAGTTGAACCATGGGCCACATGGATGAATCAGCGAGAAACTTACCACCGGTAATGATATGAACCATTCCAGTTTTTTCGTCTTCTACTTTACAACCGATTGCTTCTTGGACCCAGTTAAGAAAACTCATTTGAAACGAAAAACAGAATTACACTATAGGAGTCATTTGGAGGTGAGTAACTCTATCACTCATCAAGTTGAATATCAAAACCAGAGATACATCATTCGTCTTACCCATAGTTCACCAGCAGCGGTGTTGTGTAACAACAAACCAATGTAATGACCAATAACAATAATGAATAGACACGAACACAATATACCAATGGCGGACATGGCGCCAATCAACACGTCATTAGTGAAGGTAGAAAGTTGTTGTTTCATGATTGATTGTGTGGTTACACTATAGGAGTCAATTGGAGGTGAGTAACTTTGATATCCGACAAGTGGGCCTTACATTGTAATACTGTAACCACCACAGAAATTGTATTACAAATGCCCATAGATTAGCGGGTTGAGGCTGATACTTGAACTGCGGTCATTGCAGTCATTGTTGTTGAATCAATCCACACAATCTTGCGGGTCTTGATGTCTGATGCGATGTTGTAGATCATTTGTCTGATTTACCATTAGTGAAAGATCCTATGATTGGCTCTGGGCCACAAAGATTACGTTTAACTTCTGCATATCCAAACTCTTCAGATAGATCACAACAGATACGCCATGCTTGATCTAGGTCATTTGTGGTCACATCTTCATATCGAGCGGATGGAACAACAATTCTAAACTCCATTTGAATTGATTGCGTGGTTACACTATAGTGGTCAATTGAAGGTGAGTAACTTTATTTTAGTTCAATTCGGTCAATTAAACACATACCAAGCTCGTAAAACAAATCTTCATCAACATCACCTAGTTTGGCACGTAATGCATCAGAAACTAAATCATTCATAAGTTCCATATAACGCTCATCTTCGTAGATGTGGTTGATAACATCAGATTTGAGTGCATCAACAAGTTTAGAGACGCAAGTTGCAGAGAGTGACATGATAGTTAGGAAAAGTGTTTGATAATAGTTACAAAGAATGCCCCGACGGCAATATAATAAAAGAAACGAATAATGGTAAACATTAGCGAACGTAAAGAAAAGAACCGTAAGGATCTACGATCTCAGGAGTATCAACTAAGGACTCAAGAAAGAATCGAATGCCTTTCGCAGGTGCTTTATGTGATGCTGGTTTGTAACATGCACCAGACTCTTTGTCGATGAACATGAACACGCCGTTATTTGAAGAACTACCATCAGCATGAACCTTGAATTGATTCAGTTTGAGGTATTTCTTACCTGCACTATATTCTAGTTTGGAATATGAACTGTGTCCAGACTCTACTGCATTAACTTTCCAGTCATTATTAACAACTTCAATCAATGATTCAGTCAAAAATTCAGTTTTAGTTTGTGTGATTATCATGTGGTGATTGTGTGATTACACTATAGTGGTCAATTGGAGGTGAGTAACTCTAGTCGTCTGAATTTGCGTAGTATTCGTTATCAGTTTTGACATCAGTGAAACATTCTTCCTCATCATCAAAAATGAGATATAATGTTTGATTATTATCCTCAACATTCCATTCTGAATGGAGAGATAGTATGTTACGCCCAACATAAGACTTTTTACTCTTTTTCTTGGCCTTCTTATACTCTTTGGCCATGATCTTCATTTGATCTTCATATTGACCAAGAATATCTTCTGCAAGATATTCCGTTCGGTCATGATTGTACTCAAATGTTGTACCTTCGGTTTCAAAGGTTTCTGTTTGTTTAGGATCAAATTTCATAATATATCTGTTAATTATGCTGCAGCCTCAGTTTTGGCCTTACCGACATTAGATGGGCCAGACCAAACCATACCATTTTCTTGCCAATAGGTAATAAATGCACGACGAAGTTCTAGAAGTTCATCATAACGGGCCTGTTGACTAGATGTAAACTTAAAGTTTTGAACTTTGTAAGTTTTCTGAAGTGATTGAAGCTCTTTA